CGCCATTACCTGCGCCACCAGTAGCTGTCCCGCCAGCAGTCGCCGCACCAGTGGCAACACTGTATCCCCTTCCACCAGCGCCGCCGGGATAAAAGTCACTTTTAAAAATCTCACCAGCACCAGAACCGCCGCCACCGCCGGATCGTGTACCAGCCGCGCCACCATTACCGCCCGCACCGCCTGCTCCACCTGTGCCGCCGGGACCACCAGAACCCCCACTGCCTCCAGAACCTGCGGTTCCGCCTGAAATTGTGGCTAGATTGTTAATAGAAACAGCAACAGAAGCAAGGATAGCAAGACCACCTGTGCCCCCTGCACCGCCTGTGCCCCCTGTACCACCTGTACCACCCGCAGTACCAGCAGTACCTGTACCACCCGTAGCCCCATTACCCGCAGCCCCACCTGCGCTACCCGGTTTGCCATTAGGAGAACCAAGCGTGGGCCTTGCACCGCCAGTTCCTGCTGCACCATTAGTACCCGTTGCTCCCGTAGACCCTTTTGCACCAGCAGTACCTGCTGTACCCGTAGTACCCGTAGTACCAGTTGAACCAGTAGCGCCTGTAAATCCTTGGATCAGCCCGTTGTTTATTAGTTCTACACCATCGGGGAATGAGCCATTAATGGTTAACGCCGTGCTAGACCCAGTGCCGCTGATCGTGTTTGCAGCGGGAACGGTTGCAATTACTTTTCCAAAACCACTCCAGCCAGCCGCTACCGCTTGCGTCCGCAGATTTAAGTTCGACCCAGTAGTTAGGTTGAAACTAAAAGGGGGCGCACCCCCCGCTAAGAAGAAGTTTTTAGCAGCAAACATTATGGTGTGTACCCTTGTGCAGCCGAACCGTACCAGTTTGTGCCGTCAGCAATAAAGGTCAAAATGTCCATCTTGCCAGCGGTCGCTGTGATTGTCGGTGCTCCAGACGAACCCCATTTAACCGAGGTAAATGTTGCTGTACCGTTACCTGTGGATGCTGCCTGTTTAAGTAGCAGCACAAAAGATTTACCCGCCGTAGCGGTAGGCATTGTGAATGTGCAAGCTGTGGATGCTGTAAGGGTCGCAGTCTGTACCGTACCGTTGGTTAACGCCAAGGTATTTGTACTAGTTACTGTACCGATGGCAACTACTGACTCCACATAGTTGGTTACTGTAGGATTATTAACGGTTGGGCTGGTCCCGAATACCAAAGCTCCTGACCCAGTTTCATCTGTTACGGCAGCTAGCAAGTTTGCCGATGAAGGAGTTGTAAGGAATGTTAGTATTCCGGCGGCGTAACCTGCAGTGGGCATCATTGCCACTGTTACAAAGTCAACACCATTCCAAGCTACAAGGGCTGCGGTTCCCGCAACGATTGTTACACCAGTGGTAGGCCCTGCGCCTACGATCTTGATGCTCTGTGAACTAGATGTCTTGTTAATTACGATGTAAGGTTTTGACTGCGCCGGGGCTGTAATTGTCCGGGTTACCGTGCCACCTGCGGTCCACAAGATAATTGCCTGACGCGCTTGGTTAGCCGCTAGGGTTGTAGTTGTCAAGGTTACATCTGCGTCAGAACTGAGGGTAGTTGTGCCTGCTACAGCGGTGTCTAGCAACGCTGTCAAAGAGTTGTTGACCGTATCGCCCCATGTTCCGGACAGTTCGCCCGTTACGGGGAGGGCTAGACCCAAAAGTGATGTTGCTGCTGTCGTCATAATTTACCTCAAGTTACTATTTCAACCCAGTTTACGGATTGTGAGTTGTCTATATTTTGCCAGTTTGCAGTCTGTATGTCATCAATTAGCTTCCAGTAAACCGCGACTACTACCCCTACATCGCCTGCCGCATAATTTCCAGTCAATGCAAAAGACCTATCACCCAATGCTACTGAACCTGCGGAGCCACTTGCGCTAACACCTGTAAGGGCCATTACCCTATCTGTACTAACAGTTCCAACCGCGCCATCGGCTTGGTTCGACGGTAACGGAACAATAACTTGGTTTACTTGCCCTTGGGCATAAACCCCAGAAGTACCTACTGAAAATCCACTAACCGCTGTCCCAACCGCGCCTTCTGCTGAGACTCCTGAAATGTCTTTTGCTTTATCTGCCGCTACCGTTCCAACTACGCCGCTTGCAAATACCCCAGTAATGTCTACTGCACGGCTTGATACTACGGTTCCTACTGCCCCTGCAGCCTCAACTCCTGTTATACCGTAAGCCTTACCAGCCAGAATTGACCCGACTGCCCCCGATGCAGCAACACCTGTAAGTGCTATCGTTCGGCTACTTGTAACTGAACCTACGCTACCAGATGCTGCGTCCCCAATACCGCTACCAGAGTTGGTCTCAACAACTGTCCCTACATTGCCTGTACTACTTACACCGCTGAGTTCAGCTATTTTGGTAAAAGCAACTGAATCTACCGCACCGGAAGCAGCAACTCCGGTTAACGCGCGTGTATTAGTTTCAGTAACATTCCCTACACTACCTGTACCACTTACACCAGATAAAGCTACCGTTTTACTTTGAACAACAGTACCAACAGCGCCCGATGCGGCAACCCCTGAGAGCGCGTTTTCGCCAATACCCCAAGGTCCTGACCCCCAAGTACTACTGCCCCATCCAGCCACGACCTACCTTTAGGTTGTAGCCAAACGCAACAATGCAGTTGACGTGTTGTTTGTAGGCATAGTCAATGTAAACGTACCCGCAGTGATCGTCTGTGAACCAAATGTGTGTACAGAAACCGCCTTGTTACTCTGAGTTGAGTTGTATATCAACACCGCATCAAACGCGGTACTCAAGGTAACGGTTGTGTACGTAATCGAAGCTGACGGTGTAAAAAACGCTACGCCTGCCGTTGCTGAACTATTGGTTGCTGTTGGTGGCGTTGCTGCTGTTACCGTCACACCTCCAGCTACGTAGTTGGTCCCAGATACTTCTCCTGTTGCGGAGTACGCAGTGGTTGCCGCGTCATAAGTGGCTGAGGTCAGATACAGAGCCGCTTTAAATGTGTCGGTTGCGCCCGTTCCACGGGTTGGTGCGGTACCAAAGTTATGGGTTGCGGTCATTAACTCGCCCATGAACGAGGTGCACATTGATTGGGAGTTTGCCATGATATTTCCTTAAAAAGAAGCGGTTTCAGCGCCTGCAAAAGTGGGTATTTTCTTCAGCGTAACGTGAGCAGATCGGTGAACTAATTCACCATCCAACCAGTACTCGGTCCAAGTGGTTAACTCGTTTTCATTGTCTACAGTGCCAGAACGATGCTCCAACAAGGAGTCGTCCATTTCACCTTTGGTAGTCGTAACAATCAATTTGAACTCCTAATTAACGCTGAAGTAGCTGTATTGGCTGGCATTGTGATGGTGAACGTACCGGTAGATGTTTTATCTGAACCGAAATCCAACACCGCAATGGACTTATTACTCTTGCTCGCATTGTAAATCAAGGCACACCGTGCTGTCACTGCTGTTGACCAAGAAACATTTGCCCAATTAACGTAAACCGTATACCCAGAAGTGTTAAGCGCAACGCCTGTCATAACCTCGCCACCTGCTGTATAGCCTGACGCCACAACCTCATTTAGGGTGGTATATACCGTGGTATCCGCATCAAGGTTAGCATCTGCTGTGTACAGGGCAATCTTAATGGTGTCCGTCAACAGGTCGTGTACCGCTTGGTACACCTCTGCTTTAAACGAAGTAGTCTGTGTTTGTACGATCATGTAACTGCCTGACGGTATTGACCACTACGATACGCATCCTGACGCTCAAGGCCATCGCCCAGTCGTTTAGCCAGCATTAACGCTTCCTTGTACTTGCCATCGTAAAGAGCAACCATGTCGGCTTCGCCCTTCATGTAGGTAATTGCTTCTACCAACGACCCGTAGAGCAGCACAGTGTCAAAGTTGTCGCCCAACCATGTAGTTAACGCGGTGGTAATGGACTCAGGGTAGTAGTAGTAATGCAGTTCTACAGAATACGTAGCGTTTGGCGTTGGGCCAAGAATAAACGACAACTCATTGCTTATCGTAGACCCTGAAACGGTTGGACCAAACAAAGCGTAGTACTTAGGGATGGCGGTGTCGGTTGGGGTTGGGTACGCCTCACGAATGAAGTTGACATCCTTGTTCAGCAAAAACGAATACGCCCCGGCAGCATCAATCACCGCTAACGAGTATGGTGAAAGAAAGTCTTCGGGGCAAGACAGGTACTTATTGTTGGCTGTAACCGTCCCTGTTACGTTTTTACGCAGGAATGGGAACTGAATGGTGTTGAAAATGCGCTGCTCTGCCTGCGTTATGAACGTATTCATATCCGCAGTTGGGAAAGTATTCTCCGTGTAATCGGAGATTGCAACCACTAGAGCAGCGTAGTTCATGCCATTGGGCCTCGTGCCATCACACCTTTGGTAGCTGCGCCAGTACCACGGATTTTAATTCCAGAGGTCTTGGTTGGCTCATTACCCGCAGATTTACTGATGCCGCCGATGCTTACATCGTAGGTGTCCAGCTTGCTACGGTTGGGTGTTTTTCCGGGATTATCGGAAATTACAAAAGGTTTGCCCGCCATAGTGTGCGGTTGCGCATAGACGCTGGCATCGCCAATTTCTTTGCCCCTTACTTTTTTACTAAATGTTGCCATGATTAGCCTCGCTTTTGATTAGCTACTTTAGCCAGACCACGGCCTAGCTTCAGCATTTCTTCGTTGGTCTTGCCGCCCTTGCTGCCTTTGCCGCCGTGTTGAATACCAACGGAAGGGCCGCTATCGCCAAGATTTTTACCTTGGGTTTTGCCTTTAGAGGCTACACCGTCTGCAGCTTTTGTATATGCCATGATTAACTCCTATGAAACGCTTACTGTGACTATACCAACATTTGTCGTCGCAACCAAGTAATTCGGTGTCAACGCAACGTCAAAAAAACTTGCTCCACCAACAGGGTTCCATCCCCACTGGATATTCCTAGAACCGCCGCTAAGGTACCCATCAGACATTGGGCCCGAAGTAACATATGTGGTATCCCTACGCGGGTTACGCACTGCTTGCGGGTCTTCTACT